ATAAAACAGATTGAAAAATATTTGGATTTATGTACAAAAAGGGTATTGGATAATTGGCACGAAAAATGATTGGGAAAACAAAATTAACAAAAAGAGACAAGGAAGTTTTAACGGGCCTGGTGAATTATGTATGCCAAAATTGCTTAAGACATGAGATGAATACAGGGCCTTTAGAAATTCACAGAATAAAAAGGAAAAGTCATGGGGGAAAATACTGTCCTAATAATTGCTTAGTTCTATGTAAAGAATGCCACAAGGAGTTTCACGCAAATGAATCGGGGTGTCATTAAGATGAAAAAATGTCCAATATGTAATAGCAGTCGATTGATTGGATCCAAAGAAGGCATAAAATGCAAAAAATGCGGTTATGTCAATAACCCCAAACATTTATAAAAGATTATTTCTCTATAATTATATCTATATAATATGAAGAATAAAAAAGAGGAAATAATAAGGAAAAAAGATCCAACAACCAGACAAAATATACATCTGGCTACTTTTAAAAAAATAAAGGAGTTTTTAGTTCAACAGATTGAACCAATAAATAAGTCCGAAATCACAAGAAGTCTTGGAATAGATTATAACTCAGTTAATTTTGCCTTAAAAATGCTTCAGGATGAAGGAAAACTACTTGAAGACAAACAAGGCAGAATTTACTTAAATAAAGAGGTGAAGAATGGCGTATAGATTTCTTACACAAAGAAGGTATCTTAAGTTGATAAGTTCCATTCCTGGAATGAATGATCTAAACGAGCATCAGATTGCAAGGGAATTTGGCATGTCTATTGCACACCTTTCCAGGATATTTTCAGAATGGGCTGGAAAAGGTTATATAACCAAACAAGACAAAGATGGTCGTGCAATAAATATCAGATTAACTGAAGAAGGAAAAGAATGGTTGGAGATTGCTAAAAGGGTAGAGAAATTAGACAATTTGAAGAAACCAATTAAAGAAAAACCAACAACAAAACCTAAAAAAGAATCAAAATAAATTTTCAGGAGGAAAATATGGAAAAAGTTAAAGACATTTTAGACTATGATAGCAGAAGGAAAGTTCTAACAAGAAAAAGAATCTGGAATCTTGATGAAAAAGATATTAGGAAAAACGTTGATTTCCTAAGGAATTCATTAGCCGCAGTAGAGCAAGACATAAAGAAACTCAAATCAAAACAAAAAGAAGCCCCAGAAATGACTGAAGAATTACAAGCATTAAAAGAAAAAGTAGATGCCTTAGTTCAAATCGAGGAATCAACAAAACATAAACAACAACTTGAAGAACTTGAGAAAAACAGAAAGCTAATCAAAAAGGATCTTGATGATATAAAAAGCACAATTGGAGATAGACTAAAACTATGAGTGCAGGACCAAGACATCCAGTTGAAGTGAAAAACAAGTATGATTCACTTGTTATGGCTTGGAGAGATGCATTAGCAAGAAATGATCATTCACTTGCTTTAGCAATAGGTTCACAGATAGAACTATTATGTTGGTGCTTTAACTTAAAAAAACCTAATGAAAATGGAAATTAAAAAAGTAGAAATAAGCAAAATAAAACCTTGTGGAAAGAGGATAAATAATGAAATATGACAAAATCTGACAGATTATCCCCAAAAAAGAAGGCAATGATTGAAGCCATGAAATCTCAATTAGGGGTTGTTTCTGCCGCATGCAAGAAAGCAAATGTAAGCAGAGATACGCATTATAGGTGGATGAAAGAAAGTCCAAAATATAAACAAGCAATTGAAGAATCAGAACTTGTATTGAAAGATTTTGGAGAAAATGCATTATTTAAACTAATGAAAGCAGGGAATCCGCAAGCAATAATATTTTTCAATAAAACAAGAAACAAAGATAGGGGATATGTTGAGAAAAAAGAACTTGATATTTCTGCTAAAGTAGACATTAGAAAATCGGAATTAGAGGAGGCCTATAATGAAGTCTTTAATGGAGAAGAAGGAGATATTGAAGAAAATCCTTCAGAATGACAATAGAAAAAAGGTTGCTAAAGCATTATGCAAATTCTATTTTAAGGAGAAAATATCTAATTTACAAGCAGAATTAATTTCTAAAATATTATTTTATAGGGAAAATGGATTGAAAAAAATATCTGTTTGTGCAATGACGAGGTGGGGGAAGTCCTTCTGTGTTTCAAGAGCAATTGCATTAAATTTCCTAACACAATCAGGAATTAAAGCTTTTTTCATAGGTCCGCAGCAAGATCAGGCAAGAATCTTAAGAGATTATATGGCCGAGTTAATTCTTAAATGTCCTGAATTACTACAATTGGCTCATTTAGAAGTGGCTGGTGTTGAGAAAATTCAAAAAGAAGCAAGCAGAACCAGAATGACTTTTAAGAATGGCTGTGAGTATAGGGTTTTTTCTGCTGAAGGTGATGCAACAAGACTTATGGGGCATGGGCTTGGATCTTCTGGGGGGATTCTCATTAAGGATGAAGCAACAAAAATTAGTTCAGAAGCAAACACAAAGATTTCACGTATGAAGGGAGATTGTCCAGAAAATGTTTTAGAGATAGAGCTTTTCAATCCATGGGATCGAGACAATAGGGCTTTTGAACATTACAGTTCTGGAGATTGGGATGTTTTCCAGGTTGGTTGGAAAGAAGCTGAAAAAGACAAGAGAGTCACAAAATTATTTATAGAGGAACAAAGAAAAGAACTAACTCCCTTAGAATTCACAGTTTTATATGAGTCCGAATTCCCAGAAGAATCTGAAGATAGTATTTTTAATTTAGCCAGAATTAAAGAAGCAGAGGTTAGAAGCCCAAAATATGATGAATATCTCCAAGCAATGGAATTATTGAAAGAACCATACAAATATAGAGAATCAGAAGTTAAGGAAGCAAAAGATGTTCTAAAAGACTTTAGATTTGTAATCAGTTGTGATGTTGCAGATAAGGGATTGGATGAATCTGTGATTCTGGTTGGATTCAAGATAGGAAATTATTATGAGATATTTGATTTTTACTCAGAGCCAAAAACAGAGAATATTGAATTATCCAGAAGAATTACAAAATATGTAAATAAATTAACCACCTATGCTCAGAAGATCCAAGTGAACATTGATACAATTGGTGTTGGTGCGGGCGTTGTAAGTTATGTTAAAGATTGGATCAAGGAAAAAGGCCTTGGAGATTATGTGGTAGTAAGGGCCTGTCACTTTGGGAATAAAGCCATAAAAAAAGAAAGATTTTCAAATATGAAGGCAGAGAACTATTTCAGACTTAGACAATTCCTCATTGATGGTTTAATTAAGATCCCACAAATGCAGAAGTTCAAAAGCCAGGCAATGGCTATGAAATGGGATACAACAAGCTCAGAAAAAATAAAAATAATTGATCCTGAAGAAAAATCTCCTGATTGGTGCGATTCAATGGTTTATTTCACTTGGAAGGATAATTCAGAATTGATTGCGGATTTTATATGATCAAAAATAATCATACAAACAATAATATTTATTAAATTCTGAAACCTAATTATAATAGGCAATTGTGTTTAGCTTCCCGTTGTCCGCTGATTAATTGTAAAGGGCAAATCAATTTTTTAGTCAATTACGGGAAGCACAAAATTAATTCATCAAACAACAATATTTTTAAATAACAAATTTCTTATATTCCCACAAGGTTAGTGCTATTCATTGCATTGACCTCCTTTTAATGTGGGCACAAGCCCCATCATGCTCATGTCCATCCTTAATTTATTCAGAAAAAAAGAGGTGAAAACAGTCCCACCTATTCAAGGAATTTTAGAGGAAACTCGAGATGGGGTTCCAAAAGCATTTATTCCAGAATTCTTATATAAACCACCCTACGGTTATCCGAGATATTCTAATCTTCCAGACATAAGGAAATTAGCCAACACACCATTTGTTGAGATGTGTATAAACACAATTATTTCTGAAATAACTTCTATTGCCTGGGATATTGTGCCAATTGAAGAAGATGCAGTCATAACATCTGAAATGCAAAGACAAATTGATCATGTTAAAGCACTTTTTAAAAATCCAAATACAAATAAAGAAAGTTTTGAAAATATTTTAAAGAAAATTGCAAGAGATATTTTAGAGATAGATTCTGCAATATTGATAAAAGTTTTTAATAAGAAAGAAGAGATGGTGGAATTATATGCTAAGGATGGTGCCACATTCACTAAAAATCCAGACGAGTATGGAAGATATGAAGATCGTGATGAGATCATATTAAATGGTGTTGTTGGACCAAGTGGAATGTCTGAAATGCAGGCAAGAGAACATGGGGCATATTTTCAATATGGGTGGATCACTGCAGCCTATCCAGTTGCATTTGGAAAGAGGGAAGTTGTATGGTTTGAACAACACCCAAGAACAGATTCATTATATGGAAGAAGTCCAGTCGAAGTATTAGATGAGGTATTAAAAACATTAATTTATGCAATTGAAAGCAATTTAGAATACTATAATGATAATTCAATCCCGAAAGGATTTATGGCACTAATAGATGCTGATTCAGAATCCATTGAGAATTTTAAGAAACAGTGGATGGAGCAACAAAAGACTAAAGACTTCTTGGGAAATTGGAAGAAGATCCTACACCACTTACCAATTGTTAATAAAAAGCCTGAATTTGTAAGAATGCAATTCTCTAATGCTGAGCTTGAATTAATCCAACAACAAGAATGGTTTGGAAAAATGGTGTGGGCATGTTTTGGTGTAACCCCTTCAGAGTTAGGATACACTGAAAATTCAAATAAAGCTACAGAGATTGTTCAATCTAATGTTTTCAAAAGGAAAGCAATTTATCCATTATTAAGATTAATAGAATATCAAATCAATCATGAGGTTGTAAGTGAATTTGAGTATGAAGGAATTGAATTTAAATTTGATACTTATGATGTAAATGAGGAATTAAAGAAAACAAAATTATATGAAATGCAAATAAAAAATGGTCTTAGAACAGTTAATGAGATCAGAACCAATGAAAATTTAGATGAAGTTGAATGGGGTGATGAACCTCCAAAGAATTGGCAATCTGGAGGAAATACATTTAATTTTCCTAATCAGGGAAATGCACAACAGAACTTTCCAGTTGAGAATGAAAATGCTGAAGAAAAATCAATCGAAGGAAAACCATTTGCAGGTTATAGAGATTTTGATGCTTGTGTTTTAGCAAACAGAGATAAGAAAGATCCCAAAGCCTATTGTGCTGAAGTCATGAGAAGAGCAGAAGGAAAAGCAATACAAACAAGAGATAATCCTTTAATTCTGAGGGAAGGTGAAGAAATGTCTGAAGGAAGACTAAAAAAAGCAATGGTTCATTTATTATCGGAAGATGAGAAAAAGATTAAAGAATTACTTGAATCAGAAGTTGGAAAGAGCAAATTAAAAGAAATTAAAGCAGTAGATGATATATTTAAAGTATTGAAAGGAATTTTAGATTTATCCATAGTTAGGAGATTGAGTGATCAGATAATAAATCATAATTTCCTAAAAGGCTGGGAAAGTGCAGAAAAGAAGCTTGATAGAAACTTCTTACCAAATAAGGACGCAATAGATTATTTACAGAATTATACCTTTTCTAATATTAAAAACATGAGTGAGGAGATCGGGAACGATCTGCGAGCTGAACTCCAAAGAGGAATTATAAATGGGGAAGGAATCGATAAACTAAAATCAAGAGTCACTAATGTGTTTAATAAAGCCGAAGTTAGAGCAGAAGCAATCGCAAGGACGGAAGTAAATAGGGCTGAAAATCAGGGAACCTTGCAGGTAATGAAAGCCTCTGGCCAGAAAATAACTAAAAAATGGGTTGCAGCTATGGATGATAGAACAAGTGCAATTTGTAAAAGACTTCATGGAAAATCAGTAGGAGTTAATGAAAGCTTCAAGGATACAACAACGGGTCAAGAATTTCAGGGACCTCCAAGTCACGTTTCGTGCAGAAGCACCCTAACTTACGAGATAGGGGACGATAAACAATAAAATATATAAAATGAATTGCCGTTGAATAGGCATGAAAACAAAATGTTCATGGTGTAAAAAAGATATAGAAAGGCCAAAATATTTGGTTAAAAAAAGAAATTGCTATTGTAATGCATCTTGCCAAATGTATTATGCATATAAAAACGGAATAAGAAATGGTCAAAAAATCACTGAAAAAGCACATGAAACTTTAAGAAAAAAAGGACATTACAAAAGGGATAATTCATATCTCTTTAAATGTAGAATATCAGATGAAGCAAGAAAAAAATTATCAGAATCGAGAAAAGGAAAAGGGAATCCAATGTATAAGAAGAAACCATGGAACAAACTTACTCCAACAAAAAAATGGTGGGAGGAATCTGAGTTTGTTAGATTAAGGAAAAAATGTTTAAAAAGAGACAAAAATCAATGTGTGAAATGTGGCAAAAAGAATGTGGATTTATATTGCGACCACATAATTCCTTATCGTGTATGCAAGGAACACAAGTTAGAAAACCTTCAAATGTTATGTGGAAGTTGTCACTCAAAAAAGACTTTTATAGATGTCAAGAAGTATTCTTTAAACAACAATATTTAATAACTAAATGCAATATTAAAGAAAGATGGATAAAACTTTAATGAACTGGATTATTGTAACAAGCCTATTGGTTTTAGCAATAGGTTCTGGAGTAATCTTGTATGTTGATCCTTTTGGATTTAGAATTGAGATAGATGGGGAAACAACAGCCAAATATTCAAATGGTGTTTTAAAACTTTATGAAGGCAGAGAATTGGTATTTGCCGACGAGATACGCCCATATTATTATAATCCTTCCAGGAAAGGCTATGTGAAAATGTATCGTGCAAGAGGCACCAAGTATTCAGAATTATCTTATTCCAATGATTCTGGAAATCATTATCTATCCCAGGAGTTATATTTTTCTAAAGGAAATCTCACAAGATATTTTGAAATTAAGCCAGATGGATCAATCAAACAATCCTTTGATTGGAATCCTGAAGATCCAGAATTGAGAGTTTATTTCAATTGGAGATATGAGAATTTAGATGAAATTGAAGAAAAGGAAGTTTATGTAGATAGTAAAAAGAAATTATTAGAAGCAGAATTAGATTTCAATATGACTCTTGATTGGAAAAAAGAGATGAAGAATATCAAAAGGGTAGAAAGATTCCAAAACGGAATATTACAAATTAGAACTAAAGTCTTTGAAGGGCAAGCTTATTTCGATCCTGTTGTTTTTACAGAACCAACAACAGACGGACTATCATTTTATATTGTTCAAGAAAATCCTTCCTGGAGGGTTGTTGGGGGTGCGGGAAGGGGATATGATGTAAGATTTGAAAATCCTGCAGAAAGAGTCACAACAATATCTTTTTGGAGTAGAAACGCAACAAGATTATTAGATCTGCCACCAACTATACAAATTACTTGTTTTAATTCAAATAATGATGAAGTAAGAGTTACCCTTCCAAGAAGACAAAAAAATGTTAATGGAACAACGAGATATGGTTATGAGAGGGTTGTAGTTAATGAATTTAGGTGCGATATTAATCCAACCTCTGTTTATCAAAATGATTCCCTAATAGTGTATGAAACTGAGAATTTTCAAGTTAATAATACCTTAAGACGGTGGAACGGTGAAGAATTTATTATTGCACTACAGACTATCTGGATTACTGAAGATGGAGATAATAAAAAAATTGGTGCAAATGATACCTCCTTTCCGGGATTTGCTGAAATAAATATCTCAAATACAACTTATTATAATTTAACTCTTTATGAATATGAATGGGTATCTAATGAAACTATTGAATACTTATATAGGGATTATTGGTTGCAATATGAATTAATCGATTTACCCTTTATTGATATGGTTAGTGGGGAAATTATTAACACTACAGATATATGTTCAAAGGTTTATTCTAATTGCACATTCAATCATACAGATAACATCCTTAAGGTTCAGTTTTATGAGAAGTATAATGATACCCTGGGAATGACAATTATAGATCCTGCATATTCTCTTACTATAAATTCTGCTGATGATTTAATTGGAAATGGAACTGATGCCTGGAGAAATCAAACAAATGCAACTTTTTTAGGAGTTAGCTTAGAAATTAATGGTTCAACAGATTATAATAAGACTCCTTATTATATTCATGATGAAGGTCATTTTCAATCCTTAGTTTGGTATAACTCCACAAACTCAATATATTGGAATACTACATTTAGTTTGGCTGATTCAAGTGGGAGTCATGAAGTTGAGGATTTATGTGATAATGATGCTGATTGTATAGGTTATTGGCCATTAGATTATTTAACGGGGGATGGTTATGGTGATAGAAAGGGGGGGAATGATGGAACACCGACAGATACAAATAATGCTACTGGTGTAAGCTCAGAGGCTATGTGGTTTGATGGTGTGAATGACAAAATAACTATAGCTAATGAAGAAAACTTTGATTTTGATAGGTATGACAATTTTTCTTTTTCAATGTGGATTAAACCAGATGATTTATCTGGAACTCTGGAAATGATATATGGAAAAGGAGACTGGGGGGTCTATACAGGTCAATGGGTTTATTTAATTTCTGGAAAGCCAACATTTAGGCATGTTGGTACATGGTCTCAAAGGATTGATGTTTCGACAAGTACAGCATTAGATTCAACAGACAAGTGGTATCATTTGGTTGTAACTTATGATGGAAGTTCTGATGTTTCTGGTGTTCAAATTTATGTTAATAATATTAATCAGGCTAAGACAACTAATTCAAATACTTTGGCAAGTTCTACTTTAAATGATATATCTCCCATGATTGGTTCTATTGATGCAGTTCAATTTTTTGGAGGTATAATTGATGAAGTATTAATCTATAATGATACTTTAACAGCATCAGAAGTTGATGTTTTATACAAAGCAGGATTATCTCAACATGCTAATGCTAATATAACTTTAGAGACAAGGACTGCTGATAGTTATAATTTGAGTGATAGTGACTTAATAGCATTATGGGGATTTAATAATGACAATTCAACACATTTTTTTGATGAAACTGGGGTTTATAATGGAACATTACAAGGTAGTATTCCTGCAGCAACAGAAGGAAATGGAACAGTGGGAAAAGGTTATTATTTTGATGGAGTTGATGACCATTTATTACTAGATAGTGAATTTGCAGTGGGTCCAAACCTAACTTTATCTGCTTGGGTTTATACCTTAAATGACCCGCAGGATTATGAAATGATTTTAGGAGACGACGGAAATGGAGATTATTTTGCATTTAGACAAGGTAGTGATGCTTTTTACTTTTATTGTGATGGTGAAATAGAAAACTATAATATTGAAGATATAGCAAATGAATGGCATCATTTAACTGTTGCTATTGAATCAACAAATGTATATTTTTATAGGGATGGTGTTCTAATAATAGAGAATCCGGATGGAACTTCATCATGTTCAGGGTTTAATATTAGCAGGATAGGTCAAGCCTATACTGCATCTACTGAATTATATGGTTCTATAGATGAAGTCAGGGTTTATAATAGAAGTTTATCAGCTTCAGAAATCCAAAACCTCTATGAATTAGGAAGCTATCATATTGAATGGAATTCATGGCAAGATGAAGGAGTGATTAGTGATTTAACAGCAGACACATCAACATCAGGGGGAAACTTCTTTCAATTTAAACCAATTTTCAAGACAAATGACACTGATGTAAGTCCTTATATGTTAAATTATTCTGTTTCGCCAGCAGAAGTAGCAGAACCAGATGAAATAACACCATTATGGAGTAATAATAAAACCAATCTAACAAATGAATCTATTGAGGATACTTATGTTTATTTCAATATAACTTTCACAGATAATCAAGGAGCGGGAGATTATATCTTTTCATGGTATAATACAACTGATTGGGTTAATGATTCTTCAACAAGTTGGACAAATAATACAGAGATTGAAGTAACAAAGCAAATCCCAGCCGATACTGGAACTATAAACTGGACATGGTATTTCGATGATGCAAGCAATAATTGGAATCAAACAGATGAATGGTCTGTGACATTAGATTCTGATATAACTGCCCCAAGTGTAGATTTAGATTTGAATGATACTTTTATTGATTTAACTACTTCGGAAGCCATTTTCATAAATTGGACTGCATCAGATCCACAATTAGATACTGTGATATTTAATATAAGTTATTCAAATGGATCTCTATTTTATCAAACAACAGGGATTGGAAATGTAACATTAAACGCAAGTAATTTTTCAATTAGTGATACCTACCAAGCAAGGATTTGGGCTAATGATACCCTTGGAAATTCAAATACTGCAGAGGATAACTTTAATACAATTATGAATCCCACAGTTTATTTATACTTAAATAATTCAAGAGCAAATATAACTTGGGATGTTGGAATTCCATTACAGTATAATGCTACAACAATATTAGGTGATTCTGATGGTGGTTTAATTTTATATAGGGGTGGTGTGGTGATTGATTTCGGACTTTCACCATTAGAGGATACCCATATCCCCTTATCTGAAGGATTATATAATATGACTATTGTTTATGAAGAATCAGATCATTATTATAGTGGTTCAGAAACTTGGTGGGTTAATGCAACAACACCCGATGTTTTCACAATCTCTGTAGTTTCACCAGAAGCCATAACATATATTGTAAATGATACTGATTTCATTTTAACAACAAATGAAAATGCAAGTGTTTGCTATTATGATTATAATGGAACAAATCAAACAATGAATAATGTCAATAATACTTATTTCAATGCCACACAAGAATTGGCTGATGGAAGTTATACAGTAAATTATTGGTGTAATACTTCAGAAGGAGAAAACGATACGGCGAGTGTAGAATTTGCAGTTGACACAACACCCCCAATGATTAGTTTAGAATATCCACTTACAGGCACGGTTTTAGATTATCTAACAAATGTTCCTTTTAATTTCACTCCAACAACAGAAGCCCAAATCCTCGATGTTTGTGAATTATATGGAAACTTTACTGGAAGTTGGGCATTGAATCAATCAAATAGCTCTCCAGTTAATGCAACTACAAATCAATTCTTCTTGAACCTGACAGAAGGATCATACTTATGGAATATTGAATGTAATGAAAGCGGGGGATTATCTGACTTCTCACAGCAAGGAAATCAATCATTTACAATAGCCATATTACCAGAAGTAACAGTTTATAAGAATGATTCTGTGATTAATACTTCGGAAAGCATTTATTTAAACTGGACTGCCTCAGATACAAATTTAGATTCAATAGTTTTTAATGTTACAAAACCAGATTCCAGTTTATTATACGAGAATACAACCAATCCAGGAGAAGTTGAATTTAGTAGTTTAGTAGATACAGGAATCTATACTGCCACATTATGGGCCAATGATAGTTTTGGAAATGAAGAAATAATAACAACAACTTTCGCTGTCTCAAGTGGGGCTGGATCTGGAATTACTTTTAGTTTATCATATGGGGTGAATGCGGTAGTATTTAGCCCAGTATTCCCAAATCAACAAGATCTTTATCCAGATAATCAAACAAACTCATTAGGCGTTTATACTGCAGAGAATCCTGATGAAGCACAATACAATATTACCTTAATGACCAATATAACCCTTGTTGGATGGAGATTAGAAGCAACAATGAATTTATCAGATCAATGGTATGTTATTAATAATGCAACCCCAACATGGATTGGAATAGCATTAGAAAATCAAAATAATTCAATATGGATAAGGGCCGACCTAAATTACCCAGCAAACAACTGGTCTGGCAATTATACATTCGCAGATACCTTAATCACTTAAACAACAATATTTAAAAAATAAAAATGCCACAAAATAATATGAAAAAAGAGGAGATATTTGTTTTAAATTCGGGAGACCTGGATTTAGAGAAAATTGAAGTGAAAGGACAATCAAAAGTTTTCTTAAAAACTACCATAACAACTGGCGATAAAGATCTTGTAAATGATATTGTAACTGAAAAGTGTATGGAAAGCATGATCAGACAATTAAAAGATAGAACCATCAAGTTAGATTTTGAACATGAAGCATTTAGGGGTGAGAGTTTAACAGAAACAGAAATGGCTAAAACAAGAATTCCTCTTGGGAAAAGAGTAAGTTTTGAAAGAGGCATGAAGGGTGTTGATGTAACGTGGGAATTAAATCCTAATTGGAAGAAATTTGATTCTAAGGGGGATGTGGTTTACGATTTTAAGTCAGTAGTGGAGAATGTCGAAGGCAAATTCTATGATGGAACTTCAATTGCATATATCCCTACAAAGACAAAACAGGTTAAATCAAATGATGGATCAGATATAAGATTATTGGATGATGTTACTTTATTAAATGTGGCTCTTACTGGAAATCCCGTAAATACGCACGCTTCTGTAAATGAAATTTTTATGAAAAGTTTAGATTACTTAAAGAAATCTTCTGGGGAAAAAGAGGATGAAGAGGAAGATGAAGAAGAATTAAAAAAGAAGAAATGCCCAAAGAAAAAATCACACTTAATTAAATTTAACCAGGAGGCAAAGATGTCAGAAGAACAGGAAGCTCAAGAAAAACCTGAAGCTGAGGCTCCAGCAGAAGCTGAAGCTAAAGAACCTGAACAAAAAGACGAACCTGCAAAACCTGAAGCAGAAGCAGAGGCGGAAGCACCTGTAGAAGCAGAAGGCGGAGAAGGAGAAGCTGAAGTTAAGGCTCTTAAGAAACAAGTAGATGCTCAAGCTAAGGAAATTCAGGAATTAAAAGCTGCTCTTGAAAAACCACAAGTTAAGGGAAAACAAGAACAGATGAAAGCGAGCAAAACTGAAGCTAAGGCAATTGAGCCTCTGGACCTTATAGCATAAGATGGAAGTAGGAACAGCAAGTGTTGGATCAGTTGACACAAAATCTGTTTATTCAAGTTCATTCGGACTTATGGCAGATCATACTACATATGTTGATGGCTGGAAAGGAATAGACCAAAGAACACAACTTAAGGATGTTTTCAGTAAAGGTTTCATGCAAATGAAAGCTTTAACAACTGGAACTGGTGGGGCTGGAACAGCAGGAACTGTTATGGTGCCTGTTTACTTAGACCCTGCAATAGTTGATGTTTCAAGGAAATATACTCCATTAGTTGAGTTAATTCCAAGAGTGTCTAATCAAGGACTTACTGCAGATTATAACAGAGTAACTGCAAAAGGTGCTGCCTTTACAGCTGCTGAAGATGCTGCTTTATCAGAAGCAAATGATACCTACGAAAGAGCAACTGTCTCTATCAAATATGTTTATGCAGTAGGCAGAGTAACTGGGCAAAGCCAGGCCGCTATGCCTTCTTATATGATGCAAGGATTTCAACCTTCAGGCACAGGCCTTGGAGCTGGAAGTCCATTTGCTGCTCAATCAGCACCTAATGCAAAGCAATTAGAAGTGCTTATGAAAGCAAGAGCATTAAAAGAGAAAGAAGAAGACCTTATTATAAATGGGGATGCTTCAACAACTGCAACAGAATTTTCAGGGATAGTTAAGTTACAAGGCACAACTAACCAGTTGGATTTATCAAGTGCATCATTAACATATGATGATATTGAAACAGCTGTTAGATATGCTTTTGACGACGGCGGTAGACCTAAGTTAGCTGTATGTTCATCAAGTGTTTTATCAGATCTTAGAAAGATCATGATTGATACTTATAGATATACGCCTGCTCAGATGTCTGCTGGTGCTGAGTTGCCTTTCGGTGTTAGCGCTAAATTAGTTCTTAGCACAATGGTTGGCGACATTCCAGTAATCCCATCTATGAACTTGTCTAATACAAGCGGATCTAAACAGATCTTCTTCTTAGATACAGACTTCATAGAAATGAGGGTTCTTCAAGATATGACTTATGAAGAATTTGGCAAAACAAATGATTCACAAAAGTTCATGTTGAAGATATACGAATGTCTTGTTATGAAAGCTCCAGAGTTTAATAGCTTTATCGACAATATCGCATAAACCATTGTTTGTTTTGGTTTTTACTTTTTTTTATTTTTTAATTTTTAAACAAACACAATTAAATTACATAGGAGAAAACATGGCAGATATAAGTTCAGGATCAACAATTGTTGATGCAGTCCCACACATGGGAAGAAAGATCATCACAGTTGAAACTGCGAACACTGCAGATACTGCTGATACTATTGCAATTACACTTGCAGATTATGGTATTAGTACATTTTTGGCTGTAACGGGATATGTCCATACTACAGAAAATAGTATAGTTGTAGAAGAAGCACCAACAACTGCGGTTGCATCGGGAGTTTTAACAATAACTGTTGGTGGATCAACTGTTTCAAACAAGAAAAGAGTTTATGTTATCGTGGGTAGATAAGCCATCAGAAGAAGATGGTTACTACAGTCGGTGAAATCCAGAAAAGAGCTAAAGGTCTAAAGGGCTTAAATTTCGGAGTATCTCAGAATTTAAGTGCAGCAGCACCAGCTATAAATGCAAACGCAAGTTTTGTAGAATTAGATGGTTCCTCTAATGCAGTAGCAGCCACATTAGCTGCCCCAACAAAAGGGCAGTGGTTAGTGATTACTTGTACAGATGCAACAAATGATTGCACTGTGACATTAACTGCAGGTGATTTTGACGGAACAAACAATATTGCAACTTTTAATGCAGCTGAAGAAACATTAGTTTTATTCGGCTTAAGTGCAACAAGGTTTGTAGTTGTTGAAAATATTGGATCAGTTGCTTTAAGCGCATAAACAAATTTTATATTATTTTTTTATTTTTTTAGATTTAAATCAAACAAGGAAAAAAACATGACCCATATAGTAGGAGTAATCGAGGGTTATTGGGAATTTTTAGATAAATTCCTAAGATACTTTCATGGAAAAGAGTATGCCAATGGGAAGGCAAAAGTTAGAGCGAGAGCTATAATCCCAGTTCATTTTGGAATTAATGAATGTGGAAGAGAAGAATTCTTAAAAGATCTTAAAAGCTTTTCAGATTATCATCATGGCGGAGATTCTGATGGAAGCAAAGCCAAAAAGAAATTTAAATTATTATCAAACTTTTTAATTAAATTATTTCCTTCAATGAAGAAGATCGACAAAGAATTAGATTCTATTAAAAGTTCAGATCTTAGGGCTGTAGAAAGTAAGAAAGGCAATCACTTTATTTGTGCATTTTACCCTGTTGGAGAGATCCAGGACAGATTTGAAGAAGGAGTAGAAATAGTATGAATTGGGAAATGATTAGTGCGATTGAAATAGGAATCGGGGGATTAATATTAATTGGAATTAAAATTTATCAGGTGTTTATAAAAGAAAGATGATAGAAAGAATAACATTACAGGCAACTGCAGACGCAAATGGCGACGGAACAGCAGTAAGTAATCCACAAAGAGGAAAAATACTAATGATCTCACTTAAATATGATTCAGGAATTGGAAGTTCAACACAAGCAATGGTTTATGGGGGGTCTGTAGATTCTGATATTTCAGATGAAGACGCAGAAGCATTTTTGATTGTAACTGGAGATACTGATGCGGTTTATTATCCAAGAACACTAACCACTGATGAAACTGGATTAATGGGAACAAACATATACTCAACAGATAAAGATGTGCATGACAATTTTGCAATATTTGATTTATTGCATTTTAAAATTGCTAATGCAGTAGAGGATAAATCAGTTACGGCTGAAATCCTTGTTGAGAGGAATTAAATTAAAGGGAGTAAAAATATGTCCAAACTTCAAAGAATAAGGATCAATTCAGGAGCAATAGATGCCTCTGGAGATGCAGAAGCTTACTCTGAACCTGTAAGGGGTAAGATCTTAGCTGTGCATGTAAACTATCCTACAAATACTTGCGAAGTTGATCTGACAACTGATGAAGCAGTTGCACAGACAATTTTGGATTTAGCAGCTGCAAATACAGATATTGTTATTTACCCAAGAGTGAAGATTCAAAACAATGCGGGAACAGATATAACATATGATGGATCAAATGAAGTCTATGATAATTATGCTGTTTTTGACAGATTGAAATTGACAATTGCATCTGGAACTGCAACAGAAGAAGTTACTGTGGATGTTTTAGTCGAGGAGTTTTAGAATGTTATTCAAGAACATCGGTGAACCTGTGAAAGTAAGAGTCCAAGAAGTTGGTGGATTCAGATGGCTGACCTTGAGAAAAGGCCAAACATTAGAATTACCAGAATATGTTGGATTAGCTTATGGTTTTGAAAGAGCTGAAGAAGTTGTAGAAAAACCAAAAAGAAAAGTTACGAAAGGTAAGGTTCATAAAAAAAAACAAGTAGAGACTAAACAGTTTGAAGATAAACTCTTAAAGGTTAAGGGTTTAGGTAAAAAAACTGCACAGGACTTGATGAATATATATCCAAACGAGCAAGGTTTAAGGAAAGCTATCCAGAAAGGTAAGGAAGTTCCTGTAAGGGACGATATTGCAAAACTTTTGAAAAAGAAGTTTAAATAAGAAAATGCCAAAAGCATGCGCATTTGGGAAAGTCTTAGAACAGAAAGTAGTAAATCTTTCAGAGGGCTTTACAAAGATGGAGAAAAGGTTTGAATCCTTTGAAAAAAAGATTGACGGGAGATTAACAGAATTATTTAACCATCAGAGTAGTAAGGTGCCAAAATGGGTTTTAATAATGATAACTATCTTAGCATCAACCGTTACAGGATTGATAGTCAATATAATAAAATAAAATGCCAACACACATCACTGCAGCAGAAGTAAGAAGAACTTGTGGAATTCCTGCCACAGATATAAATGATACAGATGTAAATGCAATTATCGATGAAGTAGAAGATCAAACCCCAAGATTCTTAAATACAAAATTATCACCAACAGAAACTATTGATTTTATCGACGGGAATGATACTAATAGGATATTTACTACTAAATTACCCTTATTAAAAGTCAAAGAATTAAGGGTTGATACAACCGATGTAACAATTGCAGATAATTTAATTGTTCACAAATCTGGAGAAGTTAGATTAGATAATACAAATGGAAATCCAGAAGTTTCTAAATATATTTCAAAAAAAGCATCTACTAAAATTAAATATCTTTATGGTTGGGTTGAGGAAACTTCAACATCAACAGCCACAACAGCAGATGCAAGTGCTGGAAGTTCTGTTGCATTAGCTGTAAGTTCAGAAACTGGATTCTCTGCAGATGATTGGGTAGAAGTTTACGGCATGGATGGTTATAGGGAGATAGCACAAGTCACAGGAACAGATACAAACGAGATCACGGTAGATTCATTAGTTTTTGATCATGAATCTGGAAGCACGGTTGTAAAAATGGATGTTCCAGAAACTATAAAAAGATTGATGCGTATTGTTTCAAGTATAAGTATGGTTGCAAGAATTGTTGGGGAATCTGCTGATGACACAACTGGATATACTCTTGGAGAATTGAGTGTTCAAAAAGGGGAACCCTATACGCAATGGAGAGAAACTGCTAATCAATTAATTGCCGAGAGAAAAAGAATAATGCAAAATTTACAATGGAGGGCTACACAAGTAAAATGAGCAAAACAATCAAATTACCAACCTATAAGGATCAAATATTAGCAGAAGCCAAAAAGAAAATCAAGGTATTGTGGTGGATTGTTGTGGTGCTTGCCTTGATGATGGCTTCCATTAGTTTAATGTCTTTTGTTAGTGCATTTACACCACAAGATGATATTAATTTAAGATCCACTTATAATATAAATAATACAATGTGGATTAAGGGAAATAACTGGTTTGATGGTTTTTCAACCTTTAATAATACAGATTATATGGGAAATAATATTACTAATGTTTCTTCGGGTTTTTTTGATTATATTGAAGTAGCAACATTAAATGCCACATTAATTGAAGGAGATTGGTCTGGAACAACTGTTAATGCTTCTCAATGGTGGATTACCACAGAAGGAATATTAAATGATGTTGCAGACATAATGGGAAGCTGGATTAATAATAATCTTGGATGGTTAAATGCTTCTCAAATATTCTCACAGTTTGGAAATTGGTCTGCAGATAAACCAAACTATCATAATTCTACTTTTATCGACGATAACTTCGCTTATCAAAATGGAACAAATACAAATATAACTTATGTTGATTTCTATCCTTTGGCAAATGGTAATGAACCAGCATGGCAGGAAGGAAGACTTTATTATTCTGGAGAACAAGATACTCTGATTTATTATAATGATGAAAGCGATGTCTCTGTTAATATTGGAGAAGAAAATTTAATCAAAGTTAAGAATGATGCTGGAGAAACAATAAATGATTCAAATGTAGTTTATATTTCTGGAGCAAGTGGCAGCTTGCCAGAAGTTAAATTGGCTAAGGCAGATAATAGATCTATTGCAGATGTTTTAGGATTAGTAACACAAGCATCAATTAATCATGGGGGTGTTGGATATGTGACAAGTATTGGATTGGTTAGGGGCATAAATACAACAGCATTTTCTGAAGGAGAACTTATTTATTTAAGTCCTACTGTTGCTGGGGGAATAACGAATGTTAAACCAATGAGTCCTCATGTGGATCACCATTTAGGATTTGTTGTAAGAAGCCATGAAACAGATGGATCTATTTTTGTTAATCCAAGAAGGGATATAGATAATTTCAATTCAAGTGTTGTTATATTTGCAAATGGTGATGGGGAAACTGCCCAGGATCTAAACTTCACATATAATTCAACAACAGACACCCTGACTGTTGGTAGTTTAGTTGTTGAGGATACTTCAACTTTTAATGTGAATTCAAGTGATTACTGGGAGGATTTAGATTCTTATAATTCATCACAATTCACAGGAGATTCAAACCAATTGAATATGAATCAAACATGGTTGGAGAACTTTATTAATTCTGTTGCAACTTTCTTTTCAGGGGCTTGGGGAGATTTGACGGGGGTTCCAGCTGGATTTGCTGATAATGTTGATAATGATACAAAATATACTCACTTAAGCAATTTTACAGATGATGTAATTAATGATACGGGATTAGTCATTAATTGGAGTTTACTTGATCAAGATACTGATACGCATGTTGCGGGGGATGGTGTCTATCTCTATAATTCATCAACTATAATGTACTTGAATGAAACAAAATTGAATGAAACTATTGATTTGAGGGATGATGTAAGCACTGGAGGAAAGAATGCATCTGGACCTTATTTATACAATGATACTGAAACAATTTATCTAAATGAGACTTACTTAAATCAAACAATAGATGATCGTGACACAGATACTGATACGGGAAAAGCAGGTGATGGAACTTATCTTTATAATGATTCTAACACAATGTATTTGAATGAGACCTATTTGAATACTACAATTGCAAATGTAGATGATGGTGATTGGGATGATATAACTGATGTTCCAACAGCAACACCTTCCGACGGAGATACAACCCATTTAAGCACAGCAGATCAAATTTATGATTGGGTTATGAGTTTCAGTTTTATGCAAAATCTAAATGATGATCTAACACCACAATTAGGGGGAGATTTAGATACGGATGGATTTGATATTGGAAGCACAACTGATGAAATTGAGGATATTTACTTAGGAGATTCAAGAAAGATTTGCTTTGGGGATGATCAAGATGTTTGTTTAACTCATGATGGTGCAACTTCTGTGGATATTGATGGGCTTTCAGATGAAGATATGCAAGACATAATTGGCGGAATCTTTGATAATACCTTAGAATATGATGATGCAGGAGATTCAATGGGTGTTAATATGACCTTCCTTAATGCTACAATGGATGAAAGGGATGATGTTGGTGCTGGTGGTCAAACTAAACAAGGAGATGGGATCTATTTATATAACGACACAGACACTATGTATCTCAATGAAACTAAATTAAATTCCACAATAGATTTAAGAGATTCTGATACAACCTATACTGCTGGATCAAACTTAACCCTAACTGGAACTGTTTTTGCGATTAATATCACAAGCTTAAAAAATTATTTTGATACAATTTACCAAGCAATTGGAAATTATCTAACAACTGCAACAAGTTTTGGTGGAGAAGTAAGTGGCACCTATGATAATATCGTATTGGATAATAATGCCCTTGATGATCAATATTATGATTCAGAATCAGATTTAACTGCCTTGCTTGATGATAATTACCTTTCAGATATTGTTGAAGACACCTCACCACAACTTGGGGGCTATCTTGACACCAATGGTCAGAATATCGGAAGCACAACTGATGAAATTGAGGATATTTATTCTGGAACGGACGAATGCCATTATTTTGGAAACGGTCAAGAAGCAAGTATTTGTTATAATGGAACTGCTTTAGTAATATCTGGTTAAAATGGAAAATGGACAAAGGAAAATACATAATCGGGGCATTGGTTTTATTAGTCTTAAGTAGCGTAATTTACATAACTTATTCTGATCAAGTGAGAATTAGGGTTGATAATGATAAAACAACCTTTTATGTGCCCCATGAAGAATATTCATGGTTATGGGTTGTAAGCGGAAGGGAATATAATTCTTTATTTGATGGATCCAGTAAAATGAACCGAAGAACAAGTAGCATCAAGGTTTGGTCTGAGCAGGACGGAAATAATGTTTGGATTTATAGGAATACAACTTACATTCGGGGCCCAGTCATAAAAGATACTTATCATTTCCGGGGAGATATTGAAGATGTGGAGTTATTTCCGATCTCACATAAGATTGAAGTATTTAATGGAAAAGGTTATTTTTATAGATATGAAGCAAGAGACTTAATTTACGATGGTGAAAAGTATAAATTAGGTGGTGAAAACGAGTTAGATTTTGGAAGAAATATGAAATTAGAATTACAAAAAGGTTATCGGTGGGCTTGGGTTTATTCTTCAGGAATTGTGAAAGCACAATATGATCTTCCAAGTGATTATGAAGTTTTTTACATAAGATTATTTGATCCTATTGAAGATTCACCTTGCTATCAAGAGAGTGCAAATGTTTCAAATCAAACAGGTTCTGATGGGGTTTGTGGTTTGAATTATACCGGAAACTATGAAGAGTTTAGTGACAGTGCAAAAGGATTAGTTTATGTTAATTACACAAAACCACAATATGCTACCAATGAAAGTAATTGGACAATTAAGCATGGAACATTATCTGCTAAAAATATCACAATTCCAAACTCCTGTTGGGATCATAGTTCAACCAAATTACTGTTTAGGCTTTATTCATCTCACCCTTCTGCGGGCGGAACTGGATATTCATATGGCCAATGTTTTAATGGAAGTTGGATTAATATCACGGATATAGAATCTGGATCAGAAGGATTCACTTATATTTCAAATGCCACAAGATATTTGGCTGTTTATGATGGGGATTGGGATTCTTCAGGAATTTATCTTTATGGTGCAGATACTTGGGCACAAGCAACACAACAACCAAGAGCAGCAGAATTATATGAGGAAGCTATGTGGTGGGTTGTTGAGGCTTGCAACCCAGAATTAAATCAAAACTGGACAATTGCTGATAAAATTATTTGTGACAATGTTGAAGTCACAACGGGCAGCGGAATTATTATTATAAATAATGGGAATTTAACATTAATAAATTCTGCAAATATCACAACATCCGGATTAACAATAAATAAAGATGGTGAAGTAATTTTTATAAATGCTGGATCCAATATAATAATATAATGGCCTGGAATACTGAAAACTATCATGGAAGCGATTGCACTGGAAGCGATGGGGATGCAAACAGAGTCTTAACTATTGCAAACACAGATACTACTGGCGATAATGGATTTATGGTTTTTGCAGATGGTTTGGGATTAACTAATGGTGTTCATTTTACTGCTTCTCATGCAAGCTCAGATACAACAATAACTTTCCTAAACAAATTATGGGATGATATGAATTTGGTTGTTAATTACTATGCTGGTGTTGAGGCTGGTTATGCGGATCGGAGAAATGATTTTCAAGATATTGTTTTGGAAAATGGAACCAATGTTACATTAAAGAGAGAAACAGAAACTAAGGATCCGATGGGCAATACAACAAGCATAGTCACAGATTCTTATTCAATTGTTTATATGAAGCAAGACATCACAGGAAAAGATAGGCAAATCCATGAGATGGGCTTGGCAGTTCCTGGAAATTCTAAAGCTTTTTTCTATCATCAATATTTGGCTGCTATGACTGGCAATGGGGACATGGTTGTCCATGTTGGAGATATAATTGAAGATGCAACAGGCAATCAGTGGAGAATTGAGCAAATTTTAGGGGATAGATATATGACTGGTGAAGAAATCTTTAAATCTGCAATAATTAAAAGAATTAACTTAGATGAAACAAGTGTATAATCTGGTTTATGCATGTTCCATAAGGAATATTATGCAAAAGACCAAAATATGCGCTGAAAATGGCTTAAAATAGCAAATAATGGTAATTTACAATGAAAATAGAGTTGAATGTTAAAGCACAGGTAAATAAGGAAAAAGTAGTTGATCAACTAAAAA